ATTAGGAATTGATTTTATAGATTCTTTAAATATTAAAAGTATTTATGATTACGATACGATAAAACAAACTTCTTATAATTCTAATTTTAGAAATACTTATGCTGGAATAGGATTTACTTATGATAGTGTAAATGATGTTTTTATAACACCTAAGCCATACGAAGATTGGATTTTAGTAAACTATAAATGGGAAGCACCAATACCTTATCCTAGCGATGATAAGCAATATTTTTGGAATAATAATCAATGGAATTTAATAAATATATAATGACACAATTTGATATTCTTTTATGGCTTGTATCGGGGTTGATAGCCATCTTATCTTTCATCGGAGCATTAGGGGTTAATGCTTTGATGAAGATGAGTAAAGACCTTAATGACATTAAAACTATGGTAATGGTCCAGGATGTTAAGCATGATAGTTTAGAACGCAGAGTTGAACAATTAGAACATAAGAAATGAAAAAATATAGCATTGAAGAAATAAAAGCACAATATTTATTAAACAATTACAAATGGTTTAGTGATATTAATTTTGTTGGCATACGTTCAAAAGCGGATTTACCTAATCAGTTTGATGACTTATTCGGAGTAATTAATAATGAAAAAATAGAATGGTTTACTTGTACAACTAATCCTGGTGTTCATTGGTTAAAAAACTTATTAAATCCAAAAGGAGCAGCATTATTAAAGCCAGCACAATACGTTGATACGTGGAAAATAGGAATGCATCAAGGCAAGTATGAAGCGTTTTGTCAAGTCAAGCCAGTAACTGTTTATCGTGATAAAAACTTAAATGATAAAGCAGAAGAAAATCAAACTTTAGATACGGGGTTATTTGGTATCAATATACACAGGGCGAATGAAAAATCAATATCTACAATAATAGATAAATGGAGTGCTGGATGTCAAGTGCTAAATAATCCTGCAGATTTTAAAAAGATTTTAACTTTAGCAAAAGAATCAAAAAAATTAAACTATACTTATACACTTTTAAAAGAATTTTAAAATGGACCAGGTTTCTATTATTGGCATAGTTGTCGCCTTAATAGGTGTACTCAAAGGAAAAGATGTTTGGGATTATTTTAAAAGTAGAAACGAACTAAAAGCTTCAGGTAATAACAAAGTAATTACAATTTACGAAGAACAGATTAACGAATTAAAAAAGAGAATAGAATTATTGGAGCAACGAATTGAAATGTTAATCGAAAAATTACAAAGTAAGATTACTAAAAGCAGAGGAAAAAAAGAATGAAAAATTTTATAAAACAAATATTAGCAGATGAAACAGGAACGATTTCGAGTAAACGAGTATGTGGTATTATATGTACTATTATGCTATGCAGCACTCTTTTTGCTAATCAGTTTACACCTGAACACATTAAACCTTCAGATACCTTAGTTGAATGTGTAACAGCATTAGCATTTGGTTGTTTAGGATTAACCACTATTGATAAATTTAGTACAAGAAAATGAAAAAAATAAAAGAGAATAAAGTTTTAATAATATTTATTACATCAATAATTTTGTGGATTTGTTTTTTTTCACAATGTGTTAATTAATATACCTGATAAGTTTGTCATGTTCAATAAATCAATTATTTTGTGCATAATAACATTATGTGTTCATTTACTAATTGTTTGGTTTCTTTATTCTCCTTATAACGAATTAGGAATAATTAAAAACTTTAGAAATGAAATTGATAGTTTAAATAAAATAAATGATAGTTTGTATTCCGATATTAAAAATAATAAATTAATTATAGATAAATACACTCAGGAGCTAAACGTATTGGAGAATAAAAAACAAACAGTAATAATAAAATATAAAACCAAAGTAAATGAAATTGATACGCTTAATCATAATAACCTTGTTGCTGAATTTGACAGCATATTCGCAAAGTTTACTAATAAATAACAAAGATACTTTAATTTGTTTTAGTTCCGATAAAGCTAAATTCTTAGCAAAACAATACCATAAAGCTGAAGCATATTATTTATCGGATTCATTATGCCAGCAACAACTAATTTTAAAAACTAACCAAGTTAATTTATATAAAAAGAATGAAGATAAGCTACAAAGTATTATCGGAAACCAAGTAACTATAATCAAGTTTAAAGACGAAGAAAACAAATCACTAACTATTCAAATGAAAGGTTTAAACCTGGAGGTAAAGAAACAAAAGCGGTTAAAAGGAATCAGTATTATTTTCGGAGTATCCTGTTTAGTTTTTGCTTTAGTCAAGTAAACGTTCTTTAAGCATCCCCTCAATAAGAATAAGGTAATTAATTGCATCACCTATTTTCTCCTCAATATATTTATCAGTAAAGTTTACAGCTCCATTATCAACAGCATCCAAAGTATCTTTAATAGATTGAAAGTGTTTAGTAGCAAATTCCCAAGCTATTTTCTCGGGGCATGTATGAAAGCTAATACCTACTGATTGTTTAAAATTATGAAACTTATCGGAATCGGTAGAATATTCTTTGCCTTTCGATAACATAATAGTTTTAATCAAATCAATTCTTTTTTCAATTACTTTGTTAAAATCGGTTACATTCATTTGAATCCTTTGTTTTCTATTAAATAATCATACAGCTCTTTTATATCTTTATATTCCTCGTTAAGGTCGGGCGTTCCATACATACCATTCATCTCGTATAGATAATAACATAAATGGTAATCCCCATTTTCGGTTAATACTTCAGTCCATAGCAATTCATTTGCTCGACCAAGTTCATTAAAGAACTCTACTATATCAATTTTTAAAGCATAAAGTTCATCTACTCTTTTATTGTGAGCTATTTGCAAATCAATAATTTGTTTAAATTTTTCGTAATTCATATTTATTTTTGTTGGTTAGTTTCTACATTAAGTTCTTTTTTGTGGATTATATTACTTACTTCCATCTTGTAATTGCATATCATTGTTATTATCTATTTTCCGATATCCTTCCGACCATAAAGTTTTAGTTAAAATTACGCTGAGCTTCACGATGTCATCTTCTTCCAGTTCGGGTAAAAGTATATGTAAACTTTCGTGAGTTAATATCTCCAGGTGCTTTTTACCTTTCAATCTAATGTCAAGTTCGATAAGATTAAGTCCGCAATGAGCCAGTCCCCAAATATTCTCTCTGCCTAATTTTAAATATTTAACTTTAATTTTCTTATTCATATCAATAAAAATTTGTACAATTCCCGTTAAAGTTAACAATTATATCGCTTAATGCTCCATTCCGATGTTTAGCAACTATCAATTCTGCCTTGCCAATAGTTGAGTTCCCAGCTCCATCATCCATTATACCATAATACTCAGGTCGATAAATAAACATAACCATATCCGCATCTTGTTCAATAGCTCCTGAATCCCTTAAATGTGATAGCATTGGTCGTTTATCATTTAGCTTTTCAACCTCCCTACTTAACTGACTTAATAATATAATAGGTATGTTTAATTCTTTTGCTAATCCTTTTAATGCTCCCGATATTTCAGCAACTTGATCGTTTGTACTTTTGTTATTATTACCTTTGTCAATAAGTCCAATGTAATCAATAACTATCATGCTAATATCTTTATCTCTCTTTAATTTTCGGGCCTTTACTTTAATAAAATTTATATTAATACCGCTTTTATCTTCTATTAATAATTGTGAGTTCGATAACTTAAAAGTCTCATTTTTATAAAGTTCTTTTTCATAAGGATTCATTTTTTCTTTTAAAAATTTGTAAAGTGGAATCGATGTAATTTGTGAACACATCCTTGCATATAACTGAAGCTTAGACATTTCTAAACTAAAGACTAATACCGATTTATTTTGATTCAATACTGAATTAACAAAGTTAAGCATTAAGGATGTTTTGCCCATTCCAGGTCTTGCTGCTAATATAATTAAATCGCTATTTTGCCAACCCGAAGTAAGTTTATTAAGTTCACTAAATCCAGTATCACAACCGATTAACTCCCCATCAACTAACTTATCAATTTTATCTAAATGCTGGTCCATTTCAATAGCACAATCCAAAGCTGTAAAAGTTTTACTAATAGAAATTTTGTTAAATATCTCATTTGTATTTTTTTCGTTATCGGCTAAAAGTTCAAAAACATCTGATGTTGATTCTTGGGTTTTTTCTAGGAGTTCTGAAAGCTTATACATCATTTTTCTTTTGATATAAAACTCGCTTAAAATTAGTATTTTCTCATCGAACCTATTTAGTATAGCATCATTAGTAAGCAAGGATAGGTCATAAAAGCTAATAGGATTGATTTTAAGCGTACTTTCTAACTCGTTTGATACATTTATAAGGTCAATAGTTTTGGATGCGTTATTTAAGCCTAAAATAGCTTTTGCAATTAATTGATTTTTTTCATCGTAAAATAACTCTTCGTGAAATAGTTCCTGAATGTATTTGAATTCACTTGAATTAATTAATAATCCTCCGAGAAATTGACATTCTAATTTTGTATTTGCTGGTATCATTTGAAGCTTGTTTTTAGTTTTAGGTTAGATGAATTATTTTTATTGGCCCAGTTCTTAAAATGGTTGCAAAATTCGTTAAAGTTAAGATAATCAATTTTAGAAGTTTTTTTAAAGTCTGCAATTTTTAAAGTTAATTTATCTTTTGGAATATTTAAAGCAATAGCAATTAATTCAAAATTAGTTGAGGTTGGAAGTTCTTTAAAATAATTATTAATATCTTTTACATTAACATTTACTTTATCATTTACTTTTACATTATCATTTACATTATCATTAACAGTTATGTTTGTTATGGTTTGTAATGGTTTGTTATCATTTGTTATACTTTGCCATCTTTTCTCCATTCCAATTTTACCAGCTTTACTCCTTATCTCTTTGATTTCATTGAACTTAGCCAAGTCTCTTTTAAGTTGTTGTTTTATCGGAGTGAAAGCTAAATTAATTATTATATCTTCAGTTGTTGGATTTTCATCATTAACATACGAAAAAATAAACTTAATTAATTCTCCAGCTTTATCATTTGTTAATTGGTCGAATAATGCTTTTTGGTCAGCATATAAAATAAAACCTTTTTTGTTAATTGCCATATAAATAAAAAGCCTTATATCCCTTTCGTGTAGTGGCACTACTCAGGAAATAAGGCAATATTTTTTGATTGTTAAAAAGCTCCACTAAGCTATAACTATTGCAAATATAATAATAATAATTTACATTACAAAAATAAATTTTGTTGATTAATATGATTGTTAATTCTTTGCATTGCTTTATCGAAATACTCTTTATCTAATTCACAAGCTGTTAAATTAAATCCATAATCGTGGCAAGCTATTGCAATACTTCCGCTTCCTAAGTGAGTATCTAGTATTTTATCGTTTGGTTTTGCATATTTGTCTAAAATCCATTTATAAAGTGCAACTGGTTTTTGAGTTGGATGTATCTTATTATATTGGTCTTGCTGATAGCTTCTATCAAAATGTTGTGCGTTCCCAATACTTGTATATGCTAATTCAAATTGAGAAAAATTACCGTTTTGATGTTTAAACCAACAAATCATACCTTTACCTAAATTAAAATATTCTGTGAAATAATTTGCACCCCAAATAATTTGATTTTTAGAAACTCTAAATAGTTCATTAAAATAAGATTGTGTTGGCGTTTCTTTATCCCATTGCTTTGTATTATCATATTTAATTGTTTTTTGTCCATCTCGACCACTATAATTAATTCCATACGGAGGGTCTACAATAGCCAAGTCAAAATACTTATCAGGATAACGAGCCATTAAATGCATATTATCTTCATTAGTTATTGTCATAAAATTATTTCATATCCTAAATTAATAATAGTATTTTTTTTAAAGTACCAAAAAACCACGTATTGTTGTTTTAAGTTATCGAATGCCAATATCGGGTTGCTACCAGCTATTTGATGAACCATAAAGTATTCTTTGAGGGCGTGTCTTAATCCTGTCATAAGTTAGTGTTTAAATTAGGTTTTAATGCTGTGTTAAAATTAGGTTTTAATATATTTTCCCGTTAATAATTTTTAGATTGTAAAAAGTATAATTACCTGTTTTAATTTCAAGTTCGCAATATGCGAATCCTGTATTCCATTTATTTATTGGCATATAGTAAGGAGTTTTACCACACAAACAACCAACGGAATGAACGCTGAATACATCCCCATACATAGAAGCTTCAGTATTACTTGATGTTTTGTGGTAATGGCCAACAACTACATTCTCTAAAGTTTTTAAAAAAGTACCTCGAGCTGGATTAACTCCACCGCTTCCACCAAACAATTCGTGTCCATGTAATACAGTTAGTTTTCCGATACGAATAGGCCTTTTTTCTTTAACTACTTCAATCTTTAATTCGCCAAGTTTCAATAAAACTTCAAGTTGAAAATCAGTACAATCAAATATCTCAGGTGCTTTTAAGAATAAGTATTTTTCAAATCTTTCATCATGGTTCCCGTATTTAAAAACTATTTTAGCTTTCGGAAAATGTTCACGTAACGAATTTAAAAATACACGTGTAGCTTCAAATTCTTCATGCACACTTCTTTGTCTCCAGTCCTTCTCATGTCTTGATATACCAGCGAAGTCTAAAACATCCCCATTGATTAAAATACAATTTACTTTTTTCTCTTTACCATAATTAATTGCTTTTTGAATTGAGTCGTTATCCTGGTAAGGTATATGTAAGTCCGATATGATTAAAGTTCTTGACTGACTAATCTCGTATGGCTCAAAAGTTTCTGCATAGGATTCGGGCATTACAAATTCAATGTTTTGATCTAAGAACTCCCTACTTCCTAATTGTGATTTTTGTTTTTCGCCTTTTTTACCTCGGTAATATCTTAAACAACTTCTAACAGCATCAACATCTTTAAAAGTTTTATTGTTTTCTGCATAGATTTTTTTAGCCAATGTCAAAGATGGTAGCTTCGGGAACTTAGTCAAATAAGATTTAATTAAATTACTTATAAATTCATTTCTCATTATTTTTTTATTTTTAGTTTATAATTTTTTGCTAAGGTAATTAATTCATCCTTTGTAAATTTATAAGATCGTGACAAGTCTGCCATATCCTCAAGTTCCTGAACTTTATTTATTCCTATTTTCTTTACTAAACCTTTACGATATTCGATAAGATTACCAGCTAATTGTAGGTTACAATAAGAACATTGTTTGTGAACGTTATCTTCGTTAAATATTAGTTTGGTATATATTTCAGCTTTTAAATAGTGACCAGCATCCCATTTAGCATCGGACTTATTACAACTAATACATGGTAGGTCTTTATCACGTTGTCTAATATATATTTGAAAACTTACTCTTGCTAAATTTCGCAACTGGATTAAACTTTGGCTATCTACTTTCATTTGCTTAACTCTCTTATTCACTTCCTTTTCTGAGTTAAATTCCATTGAGCAGATAGCCGAACAAACAACTTGTAAGGTATTGAAAGGCTTATACATCTCGCCACATTGCTTACATTGTTTAAGTTTAATTTTCATATTGTTATTTAATTAAAATCTTAAGTTTACTTTCTCACGTCTCCGATAATTATAAATTTCTTCAATCAAAGTTTTATATTGTGAAGTATCATTACAATCTTGAAGAGTTGTAGGTTGTTGTTTTAATTTTGCAATAAATTCGGTAAACTCAAAATTTTCATTTTTAAACATTCCTATTAAAGCATAAATAAAACTTCTTCTTAAAAACCCTTTATAGTAAGGTTCAATCATCATAATTTTATCAGCTATTTTTTTTGCATTATTTAAGTTATTAACTTTAAAAAGACCTTCTTTAAATCTTGTTTGTGGATTTGTTAAATTAGAACCACTTACAAATTCTCCACTTAATAATAAAACTGATACTTGATGTTGAAAACCATACTCTTCAACAAAATCTCTATAAATAATATAATCTTTATATCCTAAATCGCAGTATCCATTTACATAATCAGTAGTTTGCCAATTTTTCATATTTGCATTTAAAATCTGAATTTCATTTAATCCATAATTTTTACAAATAATATAATTTATTGGCAATTTAAATTCTTGACATATCAAAAATCTATGTTGACCATCAATTATTTCAAAATTTTCATTAACCATTATTATGGTTGTTAAATAATTTTTATTAAAACTTTCTTTCAATCTTGTAAGATGAAGTTGGTTAATATCTCTATTACCATTTAAAGTTTTAAACATAAAATAGTCTGTTGTCGTGTGAACTTGGTTACTGTGCTTCACCATTGGTTCTATTGTTTGGGTTATCATTTTTTTATAAATTATTTAAGTAAGTTCTACATTCTTTAATCCTGGAGTACATTGATTCAATTACTTGGTTATCCTTTTTAATGTGGAATTCCTTTATACGTTTATTTATCGGAATATTATTGTAACTGTGATTGCGTTCAATTTCTTCTACAGCTAATAAGTATTCAGGATTCTCACTATCAATCATTCCCATCTTCCAGCTTAATCTTCGTTTCTCATCTTCTACTAACTGAGTTGGTGTGTCAATTAAAACATAAGCTAAACAAGCATCATTCAATCCTGTTAATTCCATGTAAGCTTGCAACTGATAAAAATATCCTTTAGTCGGGATCTCGGTTTCAAAGTGTGGAAACGTATAAATGTCCCAGCTACTTTTAATATCAATTACATTATCCGCTACGATGTCAGGCGTTCCACTTAAAAACTCATTTGTATACCATTGTTCATTCTTTGTGTAAAATCCACCTTTAAAAACTGAATAGGTACTAATAGCGATATCCTCAACTTCAAGCCCTTTCTCAACATATTTATTAGTAAATTCCTTTCTTATGCCATAAGTTTTTTCAATGAATAGATTCTTTAAATACGATTTACAGGTCTCACCCATTTCGTTTTTGGCTCGGCCATTAGTCATTATCTGACCAATAGCCGATGCTCTGAATTTTAAATCGTTAAACATTTATCAATGCAAGTTTAAGTACATTAGATTGCGGACCGCTAATTGTATAGTTCTCCATTGCTTCCTTTACTTTATCGGACTTACCTTCTTGAATAGCAGTAATCATTTTCTTTAAAGTTTCTGGTGTTAGCATTGGTTTACTATCATTCTTTTGCTCTGGTTGTTTTTGACTATCCGCATCACTTTCGGTTTCATCGATTAAGAATAAACCATTAAGTGCATATTTACGAGCATAACTTGAAGCAGTTCCAGTAGCTTGTTCTGCACTCATTCCTTTATGTTCGCTTGTTTCTGCATAACCATAACAAATAGTGTCATTTATCTTTGCAGTTGCTTTTAAGAACACTTTAGTTCCTATTGCTACTATTTCATCACTAAGGGTTAAAGTAGCGTTATAACGTAAAAGAATAGGTTTAACCGCTTCTAATATATCTTCTGCACTTCTATACTTGTATTTGCCAAATGCGTTTACATTTGTCTTTGGTACTTTTAATTCATTTTGAATTTTTACTAAATTGTTTTCGTTGCTCATGATTTCTTTTTGGGGTTTTAGAATGGTGTGTTGTTTGAATCGTATACGGTTTTTCCGTTTCCGATATAAGTTGCTTTAACTTTGGCAGCTCGTTCTTCTTTGGTTTGTCCAGTAGTTATGGATGCATCTTGCCCATACTGATTTGGTTGGTCGTTTAGGATAATACTAATGTCATAGTATTCGGCCCCGTTCTTACCTGGTTTGATTCTTGTTTTGTCTAACTTTGTTAGATCAATTGATGCTGCGATAATTTTACTCATGATTTATTTGGGTTTATTGGTTTATATTATTATTAGCGTTTTATTTTAATTAGGCCCCAAAACAATGAAACCTCTTTATTTTGATTAACGTTTTTTGGTTTGTCTTTTATAAAAGTTATTTCGGCCTCATGACCATAATCATTTGCTTTCGGAAAGTTTACTAATACATCTCTAACAATTTTACTGATATTTAATTTAATGCCTTGGTTTTTATAAAATTCTATATTGTTTTTAATAGATTTTAAATCTTCAACACTTAATTTAATGTTTAGTTGTTTATCTTTGATGTTTGATTTTTTCATAAAATTTAATTTTTTTTGCATATTTATTTGGGGTTATTGGTTTATATTTTTTGTTCTAAAATGTCAAGTAAGTAGTTTAATTTTTCCTCATTTGTAAACTCATTTTCTTTAGATATAAGCTCCACGTATCGGATTGCTTCATCTTTAAATATGTAACGATGCTCAGGGTAATTAATATCTAATACTAATAACTCATTAGGATACCAGTGTTCGGTTAACCAGCATTGGTTGTAGCTTCCGCTAGTGTAATCTTCAGGGTCTAAGTCGTACATCATATTTTAAAATTGAATGGGTTAAACGTAAATAATTACTTGTCTCTATTCGCATCTGCATTTCAAGTCCGCATGTTATTTGTCCTTGAGCTGCCTGTTCTAAAATTAAACTTTCTAGTTTAAATATTTTCTCGTATGATTCTGCTATTTCTTTTTTCATATAAATTTTTTAATGTTTTGTTGTATAAATAGTTCCATTACTTTTACTTGTTCAAAGTATCTCGAACGTTTGCCAGTTGAATTTCTTGGTAGGTTATCAATATGTAATTTTAAACGATCATTAAACATTTGTAGTCGGTTAAGTTGGTCTATGTCTAGTTCAATATACATCATTGATTTTTTAATAAAAGGTTCATTTGTCGGCATATCGGATAGCTAAAAAACGTTCATAAAGTTCTTTGTTAAATCGACCATTACTTTGCCACCAATTCAAAGCATGACAATAACGGGCCATGCACCATATTTGATTACAGCTCATGTTTTTCATCTAGGATAGTTTTTAAAGTATCGTGATAAACAGCCATGTAATCAGCTTCTGAGCAATCTTGTATCGTATCGGAATAATAAGCTCTTGATATAGGGCATACACTAATTGAGGGGGTTGTTCCAGTTTCAAGCATGATACATTTATCTTCGCTAAAGATTTTGTAATAAAAAACTAAAGACTTTCTAAATTTAGGAAGTTGGATGTCTACAACCTCAATAAATTCTTTTGTGGATTTGATTTCGATTT